GGCGAACAGGGTGATGTTGGTGGCGATGGTTGCGACGATCACAGGTCACCTACGAAGTCGGTGTTGATTTCTTCGACGGGGGCTGTGGGTTGTTCCCGACGAGGGCGTCCTCGACGCCGAAGGGGTGGAGCGTCGGCGCTCTCGGTAAGAGGCTGCTCGGAACCACCCTCGTCGGGAACGTGCGTCGAGCCTGCCGTCTCGCCGCGACGCGATGCTACACCAGCGATTGCGGCGGCGATGTTCTCGAGTTGTGTCTCTGCGGTTTCGGCGCGGGCGGCTAGTTCGTTGGCAACTCGGTTTGCTTGGGCGAGTTCGCCAGCTCGAACGATTTCCAGTGAACGATGTGGGGCCATTTGTCGGCCAAGTTCGATAGCGCAGTCAGCACAAATGTAAAGGCGGGTGATGGCTGACGGGTTGGGGTCATCGGGGGAATTGACGCCATCAAGGTCAATTTCGAGGTCGATGATGGGTTTGGAGACGCCGCGGCAAATCCAGCAGCATCCGGGCAGGTAGTTGTAGTTGTCGACGATTCGCATGTCACCAACGGCGCTTTCGTGCAGACTTGTCGAGACGGTCCATGAATTTCTGTACCCTTCCTTCGGCCCCTTGCATCGTCGTTTTATGACGGCGGGTTATTTCGACGTATGGGCGGCACGATAGCAGGTATCGGAGTGCGTCGACTGCGTGGTCTTCGTCGTCGGTGTCGATGTCTTCGACCTGTGTTTTGTCGTGGCGCATAGCGGGCAGCGTGCGGAGCAGGTGCTCGCAATTCGCAAAAATTTGTAATTTGGGTATTCCGGTGTCCTCACTAGGTTGGAGGTATCGGCGTACGTTTTGCCAGCCTGAGACTCGAGCGTTTTTGGCTTTGGAAACTGGCACTCCGAGGCTGTTGTAGACGGAGGCGACTGTTGATCCCAGTCCGGCGACGTTGGAGAAGGTGGAGGGGTCGATGGCGGTCATGATGACGGATTCGGGTTTGCCGTCGGATTTGGATAGTTCTTTGACTCGGCCTGCTTGTTGGGCGGCGGTGAGTCCTTTGGTGTAGTCCTCCCTGTAGACGTAGCAGATGCCTGTTGCAGGGTCCCATGCTCCCCATAGGCAGCAGTAGGGGTTGGCGGTTCCGAAGTCGATTCCGCGGTAGCGGGGCCATTCGGCGGGGATGGTGAATGGGGTGACGACATGCTGGTCGCGGCGGAATTCGGAGAAATACTGGCCGGTGAAGGTGTCCCAGTCGCCTAACAGTTTTTGTTTGCGTTCGATTTCGGGAAGCATGGATAGGTGCTTCCGGTAGGTGGGGTCGATGTGGGGGTTGTCGTCGACGGTGCTAGGGACGAAGGCGACGACCAGATGGTCGTTGGGGTCGTGGGGGATGTCGATTTTGGCGAGTTCCGCATTGTCGTCTGGTAGTTCGACGCGGCGCACAATGTCGGGGTTCTCGAAGCCTTCTCGTACGTCGTAGACGACGGCGTATTGGCCGTTGTTGGTGGGTTGGACCAGCATTTTGTACAGGAACGTGTGGCCTTTATCCCCAGGGTTGGTGGCGAACATGACGTGGGTTCGGACGCCTAGTCGGCTCATTTTGCGGCTGGTGCGGAGTCGGCCGGAGATCATGAGCATCTGGTAGGGGGTGAATTGGGTGGCTTCGTCGAAGCCAATGAAGTCGTATTCGGCTGACATGAACTGGCCTACGTCTTCGTCTCGGGAGCAGTAGCCGTATTCGATGATGGAGCCGTTGTCGTACCACCAAGCTTTGACGTTGTCGATGGATCGCAGCTGGGCAGATACGTCTAGTTGGGCGTATCTGACTTGGGAGCGGATGATGAGCGACCGGCGCAGCTCGGGTAGGGCGGTTCGGATGAGCAGGGCACGGTGTCCTGGGTATTTGGTGGACAGTTCGTGGGCGTGGTAGGCGAGCAGTTCGGACTTTCCGCCACCTGCAGCACCGCCGTAAAGCAGCCAATCTGTTTTGCCGACGAGAATGTGGGCGCGTTCTTGGCGTATGTTGCCGGTTAGCCGCCATGCAGACAGGTCTGCTTCGAGTAGACGGAGGTATTCGTCTTGTTCGGCGGCAGATAACTGGACAAATTCGTCATCTGACAGCAAATTCACCCTGAACCGTCCCCAATGGCACGCAATCCGGCTTCGACACGGCGTTTCGCCTCAATTTTGAGTTCCTCGAGGCGGGACAGGCGGTCTTCAGGGCTACCGACACGCTGTTCTTGGATCGTTGTGGCCTGACCCATCTCCAAACGGAGCACGTCATACCAGATTTTGGCGACTTTGGTGGCTTCTTCAGCTGATTTGATTTCCCATTCGCCTGCTGCGATCCGTAATCCGAGGTCAACGATGATGGATTGGGCGAGTTTGGGGAGGATTTCGCGGGAGGCGACACCTCGAGCAAGCAGTTCTTCACCCATGGCCTTGAGTTGGTCGGCTCGTTTCTTCTGTTCTTCGCGTTCCAACTGCTTTCGGACCCGTGATTCTTCGATGTCGGCGGCCCGTTTGGCGCGTTCGATCTCTTTTTTCTCCCCTTTGGTCATAACAGGGAGGTCGTCGATGGCGTCAACGACAAGTTTGGGTGGTCTGGGGGCGTGTGGTTTGCGTCCTTCGATGCCGTCAACAATGTCGTCGGCGTCTTTCCACACCTTACGGGCGGCCATTATGCGGCGTTCTGTTTCCGGGGACGGTAATAGCGGGTTCCGTCAGCTCTCAGCGTGCCATCTGCGGGCAGAATCTCGCGTGTACCTTTCACCAGGTTGCAATACCTGCACGCTTTGACGATGTTGCTCAATGAATCCTCTCCCCCTAGTGCCAAGGGTTTGATGTGGTCCATGTGCCATTGTTTGCCGTCGGGGTCGACATCTCCGCCTAATCTGTTGCAATAAGCGCAGGTTGTTTCGAAGAACAGCATTTTTCGTGCTTTTTTGACGACCGTTATGTTTCTGTGGACTGTTTCGTTCGGAATGTCTGGGCGCGAGTAATGATCCAGGACTGCCAGCATTTCTTCAATGGTGTCGGCCTGTTTGGCAACGAGGGCGTTCAAGTCCTCGATTTGGGCCAATAGACGCTGATGCAGGTCAAGTACATCGGGGCTGTATTGAAGATGTTTCTTGCGCCGTCTCACAGCTCGATCTTTCCTGTGAGGATGTCGTGGAGGGTGGCCCAGATTTGCATGGAGAGTCCGGCGACCGCTGTACAGGCTGACATTTCGTTGCCGTTCAATGTTCCGGCGTCGTGGGCACGTCGAGCCAGCTCGTCAATGTGGGCGGCGGCGATGAATGCGGCCTTACAGAACTCTGGTGTCGGATCATGGCCGTCGATTTCTAATGCGGCTCGAGCTTGGGCGACAAGCATGTCGTTGCCAAGTTTGGAGACAGACTCCATCAACTTTTCTACTTTTGTCATACACACCCTTCCTGAGTTGAAACGGTAGCACGGGGATGCTATGTTCGTGGTATGCGTCGTAACGGACTTGCCGGAACTTCGATGACTGTTGGTCGTCGCAAGGATTTGAAAGCAAAGAAGCCGTTGTCTGACGCTCAGCTTCTCGCGCAGGCGGCACGTGACGCAGCCCGTTGGGAAGAAAACAAGCGTCGAGGCCGCATCTAGCCTCCGTACCCCACAACTTCAAACGAACCCGCACGGGTGGTCGCAGCCCGCAGTAAGCCTGTTCAGCCAGGAGCGAAGGGACAACGTAGCCGGAAACGGGGCCAAACCCTTCGTTGCCTGATCGTCCCACAGTCGTATGGACCACGCTCGAGCGTAAAGCGAAGGTAGAAGTTGAAAGTACAGCGTCACACACAAACGAGTGGACATCGTCAAGGTCCGGCAGTTGGTACGGCGTAGGGCCGCCAACGGGAGGAAAGGTAGCTCTGACCATTATCAGAGCACCCGAGGCGACGAGCCACGCCCTTCGGCGAAGTCGCAACCCAACGACCACAGCCCTGAAAGGGCGGCGGAAGGCGGGAGCATCCCTTCGAAGCCCCGCAGGGAGAACGGACACCACACTCGAGATCACCCACACCCACACCGCGAAGGTCAAAAAATACGGGAACGAGTAGTGGGAGGTGGGGGCTGGGGACCCCCCTTGGGG